TACCCGGATATTGACCAGTATCAGGCGCAAGTCAGCGCCCTGACTGCTGTGCCGAATCCGGCGACGAGAAAGAACTACACGCCTGCTGAAGCGTACGAGTTGCTCACCGGAATTGCTGGCCAGAAGTCTGCTCAATTACAGGCTGGCCAGAAACGTGTCCGGCGCAACGCTGCTGGTAATGCCTCGTCTACTCCCTCTGTTGCTGCTGATAATGGCTCGGGTGCTTTATCCGAAACAGAGCTTGCCTCAAAGCTGGCAGCACTGGGTTTGAAGGCGTAGCTCTACAACGCCAACAAAGGGAGCGAATGCTCCCATAGACAGGGGTACCAATTATGGCTGCTGCAACCACCAGTGAAACCTGGGACGCGGCTTGGACATTGACGATGCGGTCGCATCGGAAGCGGCTGACGGATAACATCTCCGACAGCTATCCGACGACAGATCGTCTCAAGCGTTCGGGTGTCATGGAAGTTGAAACCGGTGGCAAGGAGATCCAGGAAGATCTGATGTACGGTCTTGGATCGTCCGAGTGGTTCGACGGTTACGACGTATTGTCCACCAACGCGAACGACGGCATCACAGCCGCGTTCTATCAGTTCCGCTACAACGCCGTCCCAGTGGTTATTTCTGACACTGAAGACGACGAGTCCCGTAAGTCTGGATCGGTCAAACTGATTACGGCCAAGGCCAAGCAGGCCATGACCAAGTCGTTTGATACGATCAACGCTTCGATCCACCTCGCCCAGTCCGGTAAGTCGATGCTTGGCCTGCAGGACATTTGTGCAGAGTCAACCGGCACAACGCTGGGTGGCATTTCGCAGACCTCCAATACGTGGTGGGACAACAAGCGTGGCGATTTCACTGCTGGTACGGGTGAAATGCTGGCCACGTATACCAATTTCCTGACCAAGATCGGTGATCAGTACACCGGCATTCTGGCCATGGGCCAGATGTGGAATGCGGTTTCTGAGGGCAATGACAAACCCACCCTTCTCGTTGCTTCGCATACCCATTACGGGAACTACGAGGCCGTGTTTGAAGGCACAGGCCATACCCGCTTTACTGGCGCGGGGAAGGCAGATCTTGGTGTCACTGGCGATGTCACGTTCCGTGGCGCACCGCTGATTGCTGATCGGGATTGTGTCACTGACAGTATGTATTTCCTCAACACCAAGTATCTGAAGTTGAAGGTGCAGGCTGGCCGCAACTTCTCGAAGACCCCGTTCCAGCGTCCGAGCAACCAGCTTGCCCGTGCTGCGTTCGTGGTATTTGGTGGCCAGTTGGTCACCAATAATCGTCGTCGTCAGGGTCTCTTGTACGACCTGGCATAAACCCTTGCCCCCAAGCCAATGGGGGTTCACACCCTGCCCATAGGGGAAAGGAATTGTACCAATGTCTACTAATTGGGGTTTTGGTGGAGGAAGCACCAATAACGGAAGCACAGGCCCAGGCGGGATCACGGGTATTTCTCAGGGGGTTTATGAAGAATCCTCTTCTCAGCGTGGTCCGCTTGGTGCTAAACTTGAGTTCGACGATGGCCGTGTTTTTCGGTATTCAAAGTCTTCGGCAGCAATAACTGCGGGCAAGGTCGTTTCTACCGACAATGTTCAAATTATAGCCGCAGACACGAATGGCACTTTTACCGCTGCCAGTGCTGGAGCTACGACTATTACGTTGTCGGATTCTACGTTGAGTAGCGCCACGGCGAACCTTTATTCTGGCGCTTATCTTGGTAACATCACGAATCTGGAGCAATATCGTATTAAGTCGAATACGGCTGCTGTGTCCAACGTGGTCACGTTTCAGTTGTACGACGGTATTGTCACTGCTTTTGCTACCAGTGATGATTACCAGATTACGCCCAATCCGTATGCCAGTGTTATTACGGCTACGGTCATTGATGGCTCTTATGACCGTGTTGTTGGCATTGCACCGAGGGCTGCTACCAGTGGTTATTATTTCTGGTTGCAAACGGGGGGCGTGGCCTATGCACTTAATGATGCTGGTGCTGCTGTTACATTAGGCGTCATGGTGGCTGTTTCTGATTCAACGGCTGGCTCTATTCAAATTAGTGACGCCGGTGTTGATGAACTTGTCATCGGCCATGCAGTAGGAGCTGCTGCTACAGAAAAGCCCTGCCCAATCATGATTACCGGATTGGGTGACTAAACCAGATTTTCGGGGTGGGGTTCGCCCCATCCCGAAAATATTTATTCAAGGAGAACTGAAATGGCAGCAGAGCAGAAGTTGGATCTTGACGCGTTGGTTGCCGTGCTGAAGGATGCTCCTGATCATGTGAAGACACAACTGCGCCAGGCACTGGGCGCTTCAGGCACAATCACGCGTAAAAGCACCCCGCAGAACAACGCTGATGCCAAGCGCATCGCCTTCACTGTCGGTGAGGCTCTGCACCCGGATGACTGGACGCCAGAACCGTCAGAAGCCATGGCCATGGCTATTGGCTACGAAGCGGCCAAGGAAAAAGTTTCTGAAAGCTGGCGCGTCAATCAGAACGCTACCGGTGCCATGACGACTCTCACGGGCCGTGACGTGGATCAGATGCAGACCGGCGTTGATCCGGTGTCAACACCGGCAGAATCGAATATGACTCTCGATCCAGAGGCCCTGGCTGATCTGGCCGTTGAATGACCCAGCTCCGTGAGCCGCGCCTGACTGAGCCTCGCAAACGGCAGAGCCAGTCTGACCCTGTTGTTGCAGGGCAACAGAACCAGGCTGTGTCCTTTGGTGAACTGGGCGTTTTCGGTCATGTCGAATGCAATTCACTGAAGGTGGACTCACCTACAGGGTTCCTGCAGTGTACGTCGCTGACCACCACCGAGCGCAATGCGCTCACGGCAGTCAACGGCATGGTGGTGTACAACGAGACAGACAACAAGTTCCAGGGCTATGAGAACGGTGCCTGGGCAAATCTGATCTGAGGCAGCATGACGCTTGCACAAGCCATTACCATGACACTGAACCGCGTCGGCCTGTTGACCACCAATACGACGTACAAGGATCAGGCTCGGCTGTATCTCAACATGGCAGCGAAGCGGGTGTCAGGAGAGATTGGTGGCAAGTGGTGGTGGCTGCATAAGACCACCACGTTCAATACGACCAAGACCATCACGGTATCGAGCATCAGTGGGACTTTTGCTGCAGGAAACACGATTACCGGCAACAGTTCCGGGGCCACGGCAAAAATAGATGACGATTATGATCCTACCAACTACCCTACGGCCCTGCTGGTACACACCATCGTTGGCACGTTTACCACGTCAGACACGGCACTGACCAACGGCAGTGCCACGGCTGCATATGTGTCTATCGCCGTCACCCAGACCTACGCCCTCGACGCAGACGTGCTGGTGCCGCATTCGTTTATCGATGAAACCAACAGCCGTACCATCTCTGGTGCCGGCCTTGACATGATCGACGCAGAAGACCCAGATAGAAACAATGAGACCAATGCGAGGATATGGGCGGCTGATGGGGTAGACGCGCTGTCGGGCAAGATCCGGGTTCGTATGTGGCCCTATCACAGCACACCGGGCGATGTCATCCGCTACCGCTATCGTGGCTTTATTGTGGACTGGACTTCAGGCAACGACTCTACAGAACTGGACAGGTGGTTGCCGGAGATCTTGCAGCCGGCGGTGATCTTTGGTGCGACCGAGATGTATCTGCAGGAGAAGGGCGACTCTGAGGCCGCCGGGGAGAATCGCTTTGAGTACAACGAGGCGATTGATAACGGCAAGGAAACCAACCGTACGATCTACGGCAATCGGGTCTGGCGTAGAGCGGAAGTAGGAGATCTCTCAGGCCGGTTCAATTATGTGCCGGCTGATAGCAGTCTTTCGGCGGCAAGCTGATGGCGATACGTGCCGGTGATATTCAGTACGGTCCATGGACGGGCGGCGTGTGGTACTCGCGGCCTGAAGAGGATGTGGCAGTCGAGGAGATTTCCGCTATGGAGAATACTCGAATACAGGCGGCCGGTGCCGTAGAGAAGCGCCTGGGCACGGCTTCGTACAAGTCGGCGGCCAACATCTCCCTGGACCCGACACTGACCATGTGCGCCCAGTTCACCGTGCCGCCATCAACCGAGTATGTGGTCATCGTTGCTGGCACGGCCATTTACAAATACGCATCTGGCTGGTCACCCATCACCGGCAGCGTCACCGTCACCGCTGGCGATGACTATACTTTCGAGTGGGCGGCAGACGAGGGCAGCGGTACCCTCTTTGCCACCAACGGCTATGATGTCCCCTTCAAGTGGACTGGCAGCGGCAATGCTGCGGTGGTGGATGTAGACTCTCGCTTCGACCGAGCGGATCATGTGGCGCACTGGGACAACCGGGTCTGGTGGGGCAGCACGGGCACCGACTATGACCGGCTGTGGTTCAGCGATACTGCCGATATCGATACGGTGGGGGCGACCTCATTCTACCAGTTCGGTCATCGTATTACGGCCCTGGTGTCAACGCGCAACGCCCTGTCGGTGCATACCAGTGGCGGCATCTTCACCATGGTGCCCACGGGCAACTCACAGATTCCCTACCAGCAGCAGCAGCGCACCTCTCGGGCCGCGCTTCATGGCAGGGCGGTGGTGGTGCTGCCTGGAGATCGCCAGTTGATGGTCCGCGAGGACGGTATCTACGAGTGGGATGGTGGGGATGACGTAGAGAAGAAGTCCTTCGCGCTCGATCTGGGATACTGGCCCCATCTCAACGACTCACGTCTGGTGGAGAGTTTCTCGCTGTACTATCCAGCCGAGGCAGAAGCCTGGTTCTGGGTGCCCTATGGCACCGGTCAGACAGAGATGAACCACATCATCATCTACTCGGATCGCCATGACTGCTGGTTCGGTCCTTACACCGGATCGGGGGCGTACTTCGACCGCAACTGTGCGGCGTTGATTGATCAGACGCCTCATGCCGGGACATTGGACTCGTCAGGCGATATCGGCGGCAAACTGGAAGATCATGCGCCTGCAAACACCTACAACGACGATGACGATACCTCTGATGGCACTGCTATTCGGGCCTATTTCCGCACGGGGGCACCAGCACCGTCTGGATCGGCCGAGCGGGTCAGATGGCTGTATTCGCGCACCTATTTTGATGCTACCGGAGACTATAACATCACTGTCAATCAGGAATCGTCAGGCATATCCGGTACCACCAGGACGCTGAATGTTGCTGGCGGTGGATTCATTCTTAATTCAAGCAAGACCGACGAAGAAGAGCTGGGCACGGTGCGGATGCTGGCGCAGGATCTGGACATGAGCGAATACGATCCTCATTCCAGCCTGAAGTTTACCAACAATTCCAGAGATGAATTATTTCGTATCCGACGTACGCATCCGGTATACAAAGACATTGGCAAGAAGCGCAGGGTTAAGGCAGGAGTTTAGAGATGGCCCCTATTAGTCCCTTCTTTCTTTTTAAAGATCCTTCTCAAATCCAATGGTCTGGTAACCAGAGGCTTACGAGCAACCAGTTGCGTGGGTTTGGGGATTTTGGGTTCGATCCGAATATCTCTATTGGCGACATTATTCCCGGCGTCTCTCAACCTGGTACTGCCTATCAGGCGCCCGGCACTCGGGGCATTTTCCAAGACGGCATCCAGATCGGCTCTACCAGCGAGAGGAACGTAATTGAGACACCTGGTGGACCCGGTGGCGAGGGATTCTCTCTCTTCACGTCTACCGCTGCAAACGGTCAGGCCACAGACGCCTTGCCGGAAACAGTTGTGAGTGTTGACGATGACGAAGGCGCTTTGCCGCCCGAAGAAATTGACATGGGAGGATATGATCCTACCGGGGCAGGCAGTCAATTTGCGCGTGATGCTGCTGCTGATGGCACTGAATTTGAATGGACTGATCCTGGGGAGTGGAAAAGCCCAGTGACGGGGTGGGGGACGCCGAACTACAATCCCGACTTCACAGATCCAGATCTGACAGAATTTACTAACCAGCATTTCCGCACCGCAGAATATGGTGCCCGATATGGTTCTGGTCCCGGCGAAGTCTTCCAGAGCTTGGGCGCTGATCCTGTAGTGCAGATGATCGTTCAAGGGCAGAAGTTGGACGCGTGGTTGGCCAGTCAGGGCGAGGATGTCAACGGCGACGGCTCCATCGACCGTGCCGACTACCCTGATAGGAATGTGCCTCGTCCTTCCGACGCACAGATGAGTCAGTTCCGGGCCAGGTTCTTTATGGCACTGCAGGAACGGGAAGACAATGTTCAGCGCCACATTGAAGTGATATTCGGTAGCCCTGCATTCAGCTTAGGTTTTCCAACGACGAGACCAGGACTGAGTCCTGAAGAGAATCTGAGAGCTGGTCTTCTTGACCTCTTTCAAGACTTGCCAGGGGATATTAGCACAAAGATTCTCGGCGAACTCGGTGGCCTGGGTGGAGATATTCTCACAGGTCTGAATATCCCTGGCCTTGCCAGTGACATCGGCACGGGTATTCGTGGCGCTATTGATCCTCTGACCGGCGCTGACTTTGGCCTTGATGTCATCGAGCGGGACATTTTTGGCGAAGGCGGCTTGGAGGAGAAACTCCGCGGCCTCGGCCTTGGGGAGCTTGCCGCGGCCATCACCTTACAGGGCACTCGTCTTGGTGAGTTGCGACAGCAACTGTCCCCCTCGATTATGAAATTCCCTACTGGATTTGTTGACACAGTAGGCACTTTAGAAGATCAACTGGGCGGTATCACTGACGACCTTGGGGTGCTGGGCGCATCTCCTGTGCCCAACGCGTTATTCAGGAACCTGCAGAGGTCGCAGGGCTTGTTGGATGATATTATCGGCGGCTCCTTTGGCGGTGAGGGATATGGCTTCCCGGCACAACGGACTGGCTTGGCAAAGGCGCTCGGTCAGGGCGAAGACCTGGAGACGCTGCTGGGTGGATTGCCTGCACCGCCTGATCTGAGCCTTACGGGCGGTCCATTAGATCAGGCCCGACTGCTCAACGAGCTGTTTACCCTCGGCGGCACCAAACTTGCAGAGCTTGACACAGCGATGGGAGAGTTGCCTCCGCTGACGTTGGACGACCTGCTGCCTGGCGAGGAGGAACTGACTACAGCGTGGGATGAGCGTAAGCCCGGTCCACTGGCGATAGACGATCTGCTACCGAGTCGTGATCTGCTACGTGAACAGCTCGCGTATCGTGCCCCCAGTCGATTAACAGCCGGCGAGTTACTGCCGGATGAGGGGATTCTGGGTGACGCGTGGACGGCGATGCGGCCTGATCCGTTGACAGCAGGCGATCTGCTGCCGGATGAGGGGATTCTGGGTGACGCGTGGACGGCGATGCGGCCTGATCCGTTGACAGCAAGGGGGATGCTGCCTACAGACTTGATGGACGAGTGGAATCTTATGCGGCCCCAGCAGTTACTGTCAGGGGACTTGCTGCCGATCGATATGGATGAAGCGTGGACGGCGATGAGGCCGGAGCAGCTGACGATAGACGATCTGCTACCAAGCCGCGGCGAACTACTTGAACAGTTTAGGCATCGTGCTCCCAGTCCATTGACAGCTGGCCAGTTATTGCCGGATATGGATGCGCTGCGTGGTGAATTTGAGAGCCTGGGCCTTGGGCCGCTCAACGCCCTCCTTGACCGCCTGGATCTTGGTGGTCTTGATCCGCTTGGGGATCTTGCCGGCTACGCTACAGATGCGGGTCCGCTGAACGATCTACTGGCTGGCATTCAGGCTGGTGATTTTGGTCGATTGCCAGATCTGTTGGCAAATGCCGGTGTCGATATCAACTTGCCAGGTCTGGATCGTATCGAAACTCTCTTAGGCCCTCTTACCCTCCTGCCGGGCATGGGGGGGCAGATCAAGGGTCTGACAGAAGATCTTCCTCGGGAGATACAGAAGGTTAATGATCTCATTAACCAACGTGGTGGAGGCGGGGGTGCTGGTGGAGTCACAGATATATCCGGCCTTGAGGACTCGCTGGCCGACATTCTGGCTCGACTGGACACCGCCGATGGCCTACAGCCTTCTGGCTCGGGTGGCGTATTTGAGGAGTTGCTTGGTGCCATTCGGCCTGGGTTCACCGATATTCGCTCACAGATCCAGGAGATGACTGCAGAACTTATCCCGCAGATTCGGGCTGAACTTGTAGCCGACGGATTTGAAGGCGATATCGACGCAGAAGCCACCAGAAGGGCACAGGCACAAGCTGCTGGTATTCTGCGATCTGATCCGATTACTGCCTCGATTCTCGCAGATCAGGAAGAGCAAGATCGCCTGCGCGAACGGGAGGATCGGGAGCTGCTGCAGAGGTTTGGCGTCTTGCGTGGTGGTCAGACTATCGATCTGGCCAATCTCCGAGCCGACGACCAGAGCCGTGCGGTACTGGCGGCGTTGGGACAGGGCGCTGAGAGGGCTGATGAACGCTTCACTCAAGCCATTGGAGCCGGCACCGATATCGCCGGCCTGCTGGAGCGCAGGGAACTGGCACGGGCGGGGGAACTGGGGTTCCTGGATGGCCAGCGCACCCTTGCTGGCCAGGATCAGGACCAGGCACTACTGGCCACTATTGTTGCCATGCTGCAGGGAAGTTTCAATCCGTATACAACGGAAGACCCGCGTCAGACCGACCTGGTTCGGGCGCTACTGCCCCTGCTTCCTCCAGAGATGCGAAGAGGATTGGAAGACGTGCTTTCACGCGGGCCTAAAATTAATGACTAAAGACTATCTCGGGACTGAAGATTCCTCGCCCTGAAACAGGCTCTAATAATACAGATCGCAGGAGATAATTATGGAACCAGTTACAGCAGGGGCATTACTGACACTAATCAGTTCAGGCATTAATGCCGGTGCCGGTGCGCTTGCACAACGCAGACAGCAAAATTTTGCGAAGAAGAGGGCAGGTCTTCAGGATGTCCTTCAGGGCCTTAACCCGCAGATGGCAGGCCAGCAGACCGTGCGGCGAGGACAGGAACCGGGGCTGGAGAGCCATATTGCTTCCGTTATGGCTGATCCTCTGGTGCAGAAATGGATGGAAAACAAGCTAACCAGACTCGGTGAGGATCAGTCAACCAAACGTGCCACTCTACCTGATGCCAGCCAGGCGGTAGCACAGCAGGCAAGGCCATTCTCGATGGGTGGCCCCCAGGCGGCAAGGCCGAGTGCTGCTTCGAGAGCGGTAGCGGCACCTTCACCCGCGAACCCGAACCGCTCGACGTGGACACAAGAGGGGACTCGGACAAATTTTGGCCCACTGGCTCCACCCACAGCTAAAGATGGCCCGTGGAGATCGTGGCAGACAGCACCGAACTTTTCAGGAGCAACTGCATGGACATGGCCTAACGGCCAGCCGGTCACCTTGCAACAGGTCAATGATCCGAGCATTTCCATGGCAATACGACAGACGTGGAGAAGAAATACTTCGCTACCTTCTGGTGCCAGGACTCCCCGCAGTGCTACCAGCAGGGGAGAAGGGGGTCTCCTTGATTGGCTGTTCAGCAGATTACGAGGGTAACAATGCCAGGTGAAGTGACCAATCTGCAAAACAGGCTTCGTGAACTGAATCCAGAGGCCGCTGCCCGTGCCGAGGAACTCATCGCGGGTGGCATGGAGCCTGCGGCTGCGTACGCGCAGGCGGCTCAAGAGTTTGGCGTTTCGCCCGATGTTCCTACCGTATCGGCTGATTTTGATACGCCCATCCAGCCTCCGACTGACGAGTTGGATATTACTATGCCCACCTTTGGCGAGGAGGTGGACGATTCCTTTGCAGTAGAACCGGAACTCCCGTCGTCTGATCTTGTGACCACTCCCGTAGAGGGACCGACCGCAGGGCTGGCTCAACCTGCCGGCAATGGAAGGTCTGCCATCATGCAGGCCCTCTCCGCAGTGGGCCAACGACCTGCTGTAGAAGCTCCTGTAGTACAACCGCCTGATCTCAAGCTGAGTATCCTGCAGGCGTTGTCAAAGGCAGGCAGTGGCTTACTCGGGTTGAGGGATCAGTCCCGTACCGAGAAGCGCAATCGGGCCTCACAGGCCACGGCCAATGTGATCAACGCCTTGTCCAAGGGCCGTGCAGGGGCGCGTGGGCTGGAGGAAGAGGCTCGTCCAACTCTACTTACCCAATTGGCTGCAGTGCCTGGTCAGGTGGCAGGTGCTGGCTTGAAGTTTCAGGCTGATCGACAGGCTGCTGAACAAAGTGAGTTTGCCGGTCAGCTCAAGGCACGGCAACTGGAGTTTGACGAAGAGGGTGCGAGGTCGGAGCGCCTACGTGCCATGGCCCCG